TACAAAAGAACTTGAAAGGTCTATTTTAAACGGGGATGTCATAATTGATGATAATCCTATAACACGGTTTTGCTTCCGTAATGTTATAATGCGTTTAGACCATAATGGTAATGTGAAACCGGATAAGAGTAACCCGGTACAGAAGATTGACGGAGTGATAGCAATGATTCAATCCGATGAGGCTTGTGTTAAACGCAATGAGGATGTATATACAGGAAATATCTATTAAATGGAAATATTTGGCTTATATATAGGGAAGAAAGAAAAACCAGTTGAGGAAAAAAGAGATATGTCTGTTGGTCCTTCAACTCTTCTCGGTAATGGCATTCCTTACGGTGGATCGGCGGGACCACTAACAGCTTCATTATCTATGAAACTATCTGCGGTTTACCGTTGTGTTGATGTCGTTTCAGATAGTATAGGCGCAATGGATTTCATTGTTAAGACAAGGGTTGGGAAGGAATGGTCAAAGAATATAGATCATTTCGCTTTACCGATGCTAAACTCACAACCTAATCCTGCGATGTCGAAGTTTACGTTTATGAAGACAACCGTTGCACAAGTCCTATTAAATGGCAATGCTTATATATGGATTCATCGGGATGAAATAGGTAATCCTATATCACTTCAATTAATTAATGGTATTGTTCTATTATTTATTAAACCAGATTTGAATATTTATTATGAATTTCAGGATTATTATACGCATGAATCCGGGTTGATTGACGGAGATGATATGATTCATATTATGAATTTTTCATATAATGGACTTCTTGGTGTATCTACTCTTACCCATGCAGCTAATATAATTGGTCTGGCTCAGTCATCGGATGCACAGGCAAAAGGATTCTTCTCATCGGGTGCTAATATGAGTGGAATTATTTCGCTTCCCGGGAAGATTACTCCTACATCTGCTGCTGCCCTCAAATCATCTTTTTCGGCGGCTCTACAATATGATTCAACAACTGGCATATCAGGCGGAATCGCTATCATGGAAGGCGGAGCAGAATTTAAATCCATCACGGTTAATCCAAAAGATGCTCAAATGTTGGAAACAAGGCAGTTTAATATAACAGATATTTGCCGGTTCTTTGGTGTGCCTCCAGTAAAAGCATTTGAGAATGGAGGCACTAAAACAAATGTGGAGAGCTATCAACTTGAATATATAGCTGATACTATCATGCCATTTGCAGAGAAGATTAATAATGAGTTTAATCGTAAATTATTCCGTCCTTCTCAAAGATCACGTAATAAAGTTATTATGGATCTTAAAAAACTTATGCAAGCGAATCTTGAGACGTTAGCTGATTATTATAGTAAGATGATATTAACAGGTACTTATTCACCGAATGATATATGTCGTGAACTTGATCTTGAGATTGACCCAAGTGGTAATGACAGATATTATCAGGTTAATCTTGCAAAATTAGGTAGCGTCCCGACTGCAACACAGAATAAAAACACAGGAATAAATACAGAACCAAATGGAAAAGGAAATTAGGACATTTGAGATAGTTGACTCTGATCTCAGAGCAACCAGACGAGGAAGAACTATTGAAGGACTTGGAATTGTTTATGGCAAACTTTCTGGTGATCTTGGTGGTTTTCGTGAGATAATTAAACCCGAAGCAATTAAAGGAGTACTTGAAAATTCAGATATTCTTGTCTTGATGAATCACGATGAATCTCGTGGAATATTAGCGAGAAGCACTAATGGAAAGGGTTCAATGGAATCACAAGATACAAATATAGGCGTGAAATATGTTTTTGAAGCTCCGGATACAGCACTTGGAGATGAGGCATTGAGTGGTGTTCGTCGGGGTGATATAAGGGCTTCATCATTTGCTTTCACAGTCGCTAAAGATGGCGATAAATGGGATAAACAAGCAGATGAAACCTATATAAGGACAATAATAAAATTTGATAAGATATATGATTTTTCACTCGTTTACCGACCTGCTTATCAGGATACGTCGGTAGCAGTAAGATCATTGGTTGAAATAAAAACAAGCGAAGCTAATCAGAAGATTGCTGACCTGGAAGAGGAGCTAAGGAAGAAGAATAATCCTCCCTCCCCTGAAACCGAAGTACTGAACAGCGAACCGGAGGTCAAACCGGAAGATTTGACAGATTATTATAACAAATTAAGAAATTTAATACCTAAAAAATAATGACATTACTTGAAATGCGTGATAAGCGTGGTCTGCTTATCTCTGACAATGCTGAAATGACTGTTAAAATCGAAAAGGAAAAACGTAGATTCAATGAAGATGAACAGACACTTTTCGATAAGAATCTTGAATCGATTACTCAACTTGAGAAAGATATTCTTGTTGAAGAAGAACTGCGTAAAATTCCTGCCGGGAAAAATATTGTAGGAAAGAACCTTGAAGAAGGGAAGCCGTTCAGTATATTTGAAGCTATCAAAAATGAGATAGATCACAAACCTGCCGATGCTCCTACCCGTGCCTTAATAGAAGAAGGAAAAACTGAGTTCAGAAAATCAGAACTTTCAACAAGCGGACAGATCGTACTTCCGACAGAATCGAAGATCATAACACGTACTGCAATTGTCGCCGGTGGAACAACCACTGGCGGTTATATTGTGGCAACCGAGAAGAAACCCGTTATTCCTCCTCTGACTAACTATCTTGTACTGACAAAAGCCGGTGCAACCTATATGACAGGTCTAACAGGAACAGTTTCAGTTCCGACATATTCCGGTACAACTGTTGCATGGAAAGAAGAAACTGTATCTGCTGCCGATGGAGCAGGGACATGGGGTAAGGTCGATCTGACTCCTAAGAGATTGACTGCTTATATTGATGTATCTAAGTCTTTCCTGGCACAGGATACCGTAGGTGCAGAAGCAATGCTTTTTGAGAACATAGCAAAAGCAATAGCTGCTAAACTTGAAAATACTGTTCTTGGAACAGGTGAAGGAAGTTCTGTAAGTACTCCTGCGGGATTGTTCTGGACTGCATATACGGCAGCCGCAACAAGTTTAACATGGGCTGCTATTGTTGCTCTTGAGGGGACAGTTGACACGGCTAACGCACTTATTGGTAACTTAGGATATATCACATCGGCTAAAGGTCGCAGTGGTGCAAAAACAACTGCTATCAATACAACTTATGGCGATAAAATGATTATGGCTCCTGATGGAACTATCAACGGCTATCCTGTTTATGTAACTAACGGATGTGCTTATGCAACTGACTTCTCGACAACTACTGGTTATGGTTTTATCTTCGGTAACTGGCAGGATCTCCTTCTTGGACAGTGGGGTGGTTATGATCTTACAATTGATCCTTATTCACAGTCTGTCTATGCCAATGTGAGGATAGTTGTAAACTGCTATTTTGATGCTCAGGTAGCACGTGCAGTTGGTACTTCATTCGCACCAAAACACATGGCATAATCATGGCATACATCACCCTTGAACAGGCAAAAGATCATCTCAGAGTAGACTTTGACGATGATGATATTTATATCACTGATCTTATAGATGCAGCCGAATGTTCGGTTGCTAATGAGATAGGGTCAACACTTGTGTCTAATGAAGTGGGTGGTGTATTACCAAAAGCTTTGTATCAAAGTATTCTATTGATGATTGGACACTTATATGCCACTCGTGAGCCGGTAATGGTGGGCGTTAGTGTCGTTAAGTGTCCTTTCACCTTAGAGTATTTGCTTTTCCCATACAAGACATGGACGGCAGGATGAGAGCAGGAGTAATGGATCGGAGAGCTTCATTTTATGCTAAAGTATCAACTCGGGATGCTTATAATGCTTCTGTTGATTCATGGCCTTTGGTTACTTTGGAGACATGGGCGCAAGTTAAGCCAGTAGGGGGTAATCTCGTGATGTCGAATGAGGAGAAATTTTATACTTCGCCCGTGACGATTACAACCAGGTACCGGAGTGATATAGTTGAGACAATGCGTGTAAAACTTTCTAATTATCCGAATAATATCTTTCGCATAACGATGATTGATGAGGTGGGTCGTAAAGTCGGATTATCAATAAATCTTGAAAAGATAAACGAATGATAGGGAAAACAATCAATAGCATTTTAACAGGCAATATTGCTTTAACTACACTTGTTGCTGCAACAAAAATTTATCCTTATGCAGCTAATGAGAATACAACACTTCCTGCTATTATTTACCGTATCAACTCGATGACTCCGATTTATGACAAAGGCGGATGGGCAAAAGATGAAGTGGAGTTTTCAATCCAGAGTTATTCAAATGATTACTCAAATCTTCAGGATATTGTCAAGGCAATTCGTACGGCGTTTGAATTGAAACGAACAGGTTATGATACTCAGGAGATAGGATATATTTATCTTGTTTCTTTTGAAGAGGATCATATATTAAGTAGTGGTTCGGATATTTTTGGGAATAAATTAACATTTAAAACAACAATTAATAAATATTGAAATGGCATTAACAGATGTAATTAATGGAACTGATGTTCTGGTTTTTATAAGTCCTTCCTCAGGCGCAACTACTTGGACGGCTGCTTCTCATGCGACAAGTCATTCTTTGAGTATAAAGATGGCAACCCGTGATACTTCAAATAAATATTCCGGGGTATATGTAACAAGGGATAAGGGAAGAGTAGACGTGACAGGATCAATGCAAGGTATGTATATTGATTCAGATAAATATAATCTTGAGGATTTTTATACAATCATAACTACAAGGGTGCCTGTATTGATGATTTTTGCGAAGAATACTTCTACTATACCGGCAGCAGCCGTACCTGATACAACTACTTCCGGTGCAGCACATTTTTATGCCAGTGGCAAATTTTGGATTATAGATATTAGTCCTACTTTCCCGGATGCTGCTAATTCAACTTATACCGTTGCTTTTGAACATTGTTCAGGTTTCCAGATGAATAAACTCATAACATCGTAGTATGAAATTATTACAAACTAAGATTATCAAGATAGGCGATAAGGAATACCCACTTAAACTATCCCTCAGGGCTATGCTTCAGTTTGAGGTATTGGCCGGACATCCTATCTCTGAGTTTAAAGAGTCAGTACAGGAGATGATTTATATTTTCTTTTGTGCAATAAGAGCTGGAGGTGCGGAATTAAGCTATGATGAGTTTCTGAATCTGATAGATGATCAACCTGAGATATTGAAAGTATTTTCAGGTACAATATTGGAACAGGAAGAAAAAAAAGCGAAAGCCCAATAGACTTAGGAGAACTCTATGGGCTTATTGTCGGGATGGGTATATCTCCTGAATATTTCCTTGATCAGATGTCACTTGATGAAATGAATGAGTTATTAAATGTAAAGTTTGGTATAAAAAAGGAAATGCCGAAGATAAAAATGACTCCAGAACAACACCGGGATAAATTAAGAAACGCTGAGAAATGGCTGAAGGACTTACAATAAATGTTGATACTACTAATCTGATGATCATCGAGGACACATTTAAGCGTATGTCTGATGCATGTTTATCAGCTAAGGATGAACGTGGTATATTTATAAAAGCATTTAAAAAAGCTGCTATCCCGGTAGTTGATATGATAAAAGCTAATGTATTGGCTGAGGCAACTGATAGGGGTAATCTTTTCAGGAGTATTGGAACAAAAGCCGTACCAGGAGAAGCATCGCTTTGGATTGGGTCAATATTAAAAACTCCTTATATAACCAAAAAAGGTAGATTATCAACAGTATGGTATGGTCTATTGAC